GTACGGACTGCTACTCGTGTACTCGAAGACGGCGCTGTGATTTCACAGTCGTATCACCGTCATGTAATTCAATCAGGTGACGACTACTCATCTGAACCTTCTAACGTACAAGCTATCTGCAACGCAGCTTTTGGAGCTAACTAATGGCAACCACATGGACAATCGCAACACTTGAACGTGAGCTATCTGACGGCGGCGTAACAGTCGCACACTGGCGAGCTACTGATGTAGACGGAGACTACTCTGCTTCTGCATACGGCACTTGTGGGTTTTCACCAGACGCATCAGATCCTTCTTTTGTGGCTTATGACAGCCTGACGGAAGCTCAAGTCCTACAGTGGTGCTGGGATAACGGTGTAGACAAAGACGCTACTGAGGCGGCTCTGGCGGCTAAGATTGAAGCTGACAAGAACCCTGTGTCTGCTGCTGGCGTACCTTGGTAATGCTTGCGGAGGACGCTAAGACAGTCCTTGATGGATTTGCAGTTGGTGGCACAGTAGCAACACTTGCTGGCTGGTTGCCACCTATTGCGTCCCTCTTGACAATCGTTTGGCTCAGCATTAGAATCTGGGAGTCGGACACAGTACAGAGGCTTATCAATGGTGGAGATTAATGACAACACTGACTTGACGATACCACTGAGGAATCTAATTGGTCTTGTCTTGGGTGTTGCCATTATCACCACTGGTTACGCAGAGCTTAACTCACGTATTACCACGCTTGAACACGGGCAGTCCATACAGGACATGACAATCCGTGACAACGCTGCGTTTGTACGTGAATGGCCTCTTGGATTACGTGGGGCGCTTCCTGACGATCTTGTGCAGAACGCTAAGATCATGTCCCTTGAGGACAAACAAAAGGAGCTACAGCGTCTACAAGACCGCATGAACCAGCTTCAGATTGAAATTAACAGAGTCGCAGGCGTCAACGAGACACACAACGAAAAACTAGAAACTTTATTTGACATCTGGAATACTCAAATTGTGGGCAAATAATGGAATACATAGAGTTAATCTCTGCAATCTGGCCCATCTTTCTTGGCTTCATTGTACTTGTGCTGTCCATAGGTAAGCTGATGTCCCGTATGGACGTAGTGGAAGAGAAGGTACGCACTTTGTTTGAGTTGTGGAACAAACGCAATGATTGATAAGCTCATAGGACCAGTCACAAGCCTCCTAGACAAGTTTGTGGAGGACAAGGACCAAAAGGCTAAGTTGGCTCATGAAGTCGCTACGATGGCTCAGAGACACGCTCAGGAGCTTGCTAAGGCACAGCTGGAGGTCAACAAGGTTGAAGCACAACACAGGTCTCTGTTCGTCTCTGGTTGGCGTCCTGCGGTTGGCTGGTGCTGCGTCTTTGGCATGATGGGTAACTTCATGGTCATACCGTTTGCTAACTTTGTCCTTGCGTTGCTTGAGATTGACGTAGCAGTACCTCTGATTGACACGGCTACTATGATGCCCGTGTTGATGGGGATGCTTGGGTTGGGCGCTATGCGGACCTATGAGAAGAAGTCAGGGGTGTCTAAGTAATGTCTATGATAGACTTAGGTAATCTGATTACTACTCCCATTATAGACCTGTCTCAGTACGATCCGACAGGCGGGATGCTTACATCTACAACTTCTACAACTACAACGGACCAGCCCAGTGATGCACATTCTGGTATACACTCAGCATACACAATAGGCTTTCCGGGTTTGTCGGATGACGAAGTTGCAGCCATGCTGGGCATGGAGTTTACTGGTGATCGTGACCAAGACCAGATGGTGATGGACGCTGTAGAGTCAGCACGTAACCAAAACGCCATTGCAACAGGGACTTACCCTAGTCAAGCAGAGATCGACCAGCGTACTGCTTCTTTTGAAGCAACAATGGAGCGTCTTCGTACTGACCCTGCTATGCGTGAAGCATGGGGCATTAGCAGAGACAGCAGACGCTTCAGTATAGGCCAGATTCTGGCTATTGCAGCTTCTTTTGCTATACCTTTTGCTTCTCCTGCTATTGCTTCGGCTATCGGTTTGGCTGGACCTGCAGGCGTGGCTGTTACTCAAGGAACTCTTAGTGCGGCAGTAGCAGCAGCAACTGGACAAGATCCGCTTACGGCTTTTGTTACAGGCGGTGCATCCGGTTATTTATCTGAACTAGAGCGGATAGACTCTCTACTTACTGCTGCTCAAGGAGCAGATGAAGCACAAACAATAGCTAATATAAACGCCATTTCTGATGCTGTTCAGACAGCAGATCAAGCAACAAGTGCTTGGGATATTGTTAAAGATATATATGACGTAGTTCAAGACGTTGCAACAGCACAGAATATTTATAACAGTATTCGTCGTGACGATCAAGAAGCAGCATTAGATTCAGAAGCTCCTGAATTTATTTTAGATTTACAAGATGCTTCACCGGAAGAAGACACAGCAGCACAACTTGAAGCAGAAGCTGAAGAAGTAGTTGAAGAAGTAATCAGTGAAGACGTAGTTTCTGACTTAGAAGCAGAACAACAGGCTGCTGAAACTCCAGTAGAACCAGAGCCTGAACCAGAGCCTGAACCAGAGCCTGAACCTGAGCCAGAACCAGTTGTACCAGAGCCAGAACCAGAGCCTGAACCAGAGCCTGAACCAGTTGTACCAGAGCCTGAACCAGTTGTACCAGAGCCTGAACCTGAGCCAGAACCAGAGCCAGAACCAGAGCCAGAACTAGAGCCTGAACTAGAGCCAGAACCTGAGCCAGAACCAGAGCCAGAACCAGAGCCTGAGCCTGAACCAGAGCCTGCTCCGGTTACAACTACTACAAGACCAAGAAGCATTTCTGTTGTTTCAGCGGCTGATGAACTTGAATCCGGCAGAGGCTCATTAAGCGTAAGCGACCTAGAAAGTATTATTGAACTAAGAACGGGAAAAACCCCGTCTGAAGAAACATTAAAATTCTATATTGGTAAAATATTAGAAAGATCTCGTTTATCAGATTCATGGGGTTTTGGTTTTCTTAAAAAAAGGTACATAGAAAGCATTCTTTCTGGCGAAAAATCCATATCTTTTGAAGAAGGATCAGACTCTTGGATTTATCGGGAATTGGGTTTTTTAACTGGTAAGTCTGATTACGAAGAGCTTTTGGCTGAAGCTGAAGCAGAAGCTGAAGAAGACCTTTTAGCAGAAGACGAAGACTTACTAGGAACTGAAGATGTTTTTGTCCAAGTAGAAGAAGGCGCTGAAGAAGGAGACCCGTTTTTTGAGCCTCCTGTTGATTATCCAGAAATAGACGACACAGTAGAGGTTGACGATGTAGGTTACGAGATAACTGAACCAGAAGTAACCTTTGAAGACCCTACTGAAGAAGCAGGCGGCGGTGGTGCTACTGACGCTACTGAAGCAGCAGACACTGGTGAAGCTGCGGATGCTGCAGATGCTACAGATGTAGCTACAGAAGCTACAGACGTAGCTACAGAAGCTACACAGACTGACGTAACTTCTACCACAGATGAAGCTGGTGATGGCGGTATGCTTACTACTGGTGGTGAAGTAATCAAAGATCGTCCTTTTGCTGTTGGTTCTGGACCGTGGGTTTACATAGGTAACGGACGTTGGGTGCAAATAGACCCTGATGTTTTAGCACAAGAAGGTGCTGTTACTGACGTTGGAGACGGTACGTACACAGTATCTTCTGAAATTTACGAGGACGATGCTAATTGGGTTAGAGTAGCTAGTGACTCTACGTATGATCCAGAAACCGAAGTCTATGAAGTAGGACAAACAGGAGACCTTACTGGTCAAGTAGAACCGGGTTACAATGTAGAATATGAATCAGAAAATGCTCAAAACTGGCTAGGAAATATTTTAAACACTGCTGGTATAGATCCTAATAATCCTAATTATCAAAACATTGCTAATGAAATTTTTGACATTTTGTTTGGCCAAGGTGGTGATTTACTAGAAGTTGCTACCGCATCCGAATTTGAAAATATTTTTAGAGAATTAGTAAATAATCAGTATGACCCAGACACAGTGTACGAAGCTGCAGAGTTTCCTACAGAAACTGTAGAAACTGTAGATACTGTAGATACTGTAGATACTGTAGATACTGTAGATACTGTAGATACTGTAGATACTGTAGATACTGTAGATACTGTAGATACTGTAGATACTGTAGATACTGTAGATACTGTAGATACTGTAGATACTGTAGATACTGTAGATACTGTAGATACTGTTGGCACTGGAGACGGCACTGGTGTTTCCGACACGGGTACTGCTGAAGGAGGAGACGCAGGTGCTGGCGCTGGTTCCGCAGGAGACACAACAACTGTAGGGACTGGTGTAGGAACTGAAGGTTTAGGAGACGAAGGCGAAGGTGACGCTGGTATCGGCACAGACGGAACTGGTGAAGGCACTGGTGGCGACGGAACTGGTGACGGAACAGGTGGTGTAGCACCAGTTAGCGCAGGCGGCATGTTTTCACCTAAGCCATTCCAAGGCTACATGGGTGGCTTAAGTTATCAACTACCAGAGTTCAGGGGTGTCTACTATCAGCCCAGAGATTATGACGTTGAACTTAATCGCATTATTCAACAAAGCTTGTTTCAAGGAATGTACTAATGACTTATCTAGAATTGGTCAACAATGTCTTAAGAAGACTTCGTGAAACTGAAGTAACTACTGTACAGTCTACTTCTTACAGTAAGCTCATTGGGGACATTGTTAATGACGCTAAGAAACTTGTAGAAGACGCTTGGGACTGGTCAATGGAACGAATAACAATTACTACTACTTTGACTTCAAACGACCCCACTAATGGTAATAGGGTTACATTAGTAGGATCGGGAGAGTCCCCTAAAATTGAAAGTATGGTTATAGGTTGGGACGGTGCAGACCTTGGTGGAACCGGAAAAGAGTTTTTAACTTATATAGACCAGAACACGATGGAAGAAAAAATACGCATGGAGCAGCCTTTGCTAGGAACAGTTGTTCCTAAGGGAAGACCCGTGTACTACAGTTTTTATGGGATTGACTCTAATAGGGACTCCATAATTCGTATATACCCTAGTCCAGAACAAAGCTACTTTCTTGTAACAAACTTGTTCAAGGGACAGACAGATTTATCGGCAGACGACGACACTCTAAACGTCCCTTCGATGCCCGTGATTCACTTAGCTGTAGCGCTGGCTGCACGAGAACGTGGTGAGACTGGAGGTACTTCGACACAAGAGTACTTCTCTATTGCTAACAAGTACTTGTCTGATGCTGTTGCAATGGACGCAAGTAAACACCCAGAGCAAACTATCTTCTATACACCTTAAGGCATTTACATGGCTCAAGAACTGAAAAGTATTAATCTTGTAGCTCCGGCGTTCAAAGGTATTAATACTGAAGACTCGCCTTTAGCTCAAGACCCATCTTTTGCTGAAACAGCCGACAATGCTGTGATTGACAAACGTGGTCGTATTGCTGCACGGAAAGGCATCACTGTCCTAACTACGGACAAAACTGAGTTAGGTACGGCAACTATTGTTGCAATGAAAGAGTTTAGAGACGACTTAGGCAACACTAAAGTCTTCTCAGTAGGTAACAACAAGATACTCAGCGGTACTACTACTCTTGTTGACGAAACTCCGGGTAGCTACACGATTACTGCTGACCAGTGGAAGATGGTCAACTTTAATGACAAAGTGTACTTTTTTCAGCGAGGATACGAACCTCTGGTTTATGACAACGCTGGTGGCGCAGTAATCAAACTAAGTACTGTCGCTGGTGCAGCTGGTGTTACTTCTGCTATGTATGGCAACGAAGTGTTAGCTGCTTATGGGCGTCTGTGGACTGCTGATTTTTCTACTGACAAGTCCAAAGTCTACTGGTCTGATCTTCTGATAGGCCATGACTGGACAGGCGGTACTTCTGGTGCTATTGACATTTCTAAAGTTTGGCCTGATGGACATGACGAGATTGTAGCACTAGCTGCTCACAATAATCTTTTGATTATCTTCGGCAAGCACAGTATCGTTGTGTATTCCGGTGCTGACGCTCCGGCTACTATGGCGCTGGCTGACACTGTGTCCGGTGTAGGCTGTGTCGGTAGGGACACTGTGCAGTACACAGGTACGGACGTTTTGTTTTTGTCTCAGTCGGGTTTGAGAAGCTTTGGCAGAACACTACAAGAAAAAACAATGCCAATCACGAGCCTGTCAGGGACAATAACAAAGGACATTATCAGGTTGATTAATGAGTTTGGAGAAACCTTTTCTTCCGTGTATCATCCTGAAGAAAACTTCTACCTACTTACTTTTGTTAGTCAAGACATTACTTTTTGTTTTGACGTTAGGGGGACTTTGGAAAACGGGTCCTATAGAGCAACACGCTGGCCGGGTACTGGGTTTAATTGTTTTGAACGTAAAGATGACGGTACATTACTTATAGGGACTTCTGACGGAATAGGGAGCTACTCTGGTTATCAGGACAACGGCACTGCCTACAGATTTAAATATATTAGTCCTGAATTAACTTTTGGAGACACTTCTAAACTTAAGTTCATAAAGAAAATTAGACCGACTGTTGTAGGCGGTAGTGAAACAACAATTTACTTAAACTGGGCTTATGATTTTGGGTCTGTATTAACTTCAGTTCCTTTGGCTTTATCCAGTCAGTCAACTTCAGAGTTCAATGTTGACGAATTTAACATCGGTCAGTTTTCTTCTGGACAACTAACTTCTAGAACTGGTATTAATGCTAATGGCAGTGGATCAACTTTGGTTATTGGCATGGAAGCTGACATTAATGGACAAGAGTTGTCTTTACAAGAAATCAATGTACTTGCACTTTTAGGTAGAACGTTATGATTAATTATGTTATGTGTTTATTGTTAGTTAGTGGAGGAACCTGCTAATGGCTTGGTATGATTTTATTGTAGATGCTTTAGGAGGCGAGGATAAGTGGCAAGAAAATGCTGCTCGTCTTGGCTTAGGAGGCTTAGGCGCTAGTCTAGCTTTACAGAGCTACGAAGACATTGGCGGGATTGGCGAACGTGCTTATGGTGAGTTTACCGGAGAAGGCGGTCTTGCAGAGCAACTGTCAGGAATGCTTGAGTTTCAGCCATACACCGTAACTTCAGCTACTGGCAGTCAGTTCGGTATGACACAAGACCCAACTACGGGTGAAATGCAGTATCAACTGCAGTTGTCTCCTGAAGAACAGGCGTTGTATGAGCAGCAGCTAGGCAGGGCTGGAATGTTCTTTGAACAAGCGGCAATGCCTGTAACTGATCGTGAACAAGAAGTTTATGGGCGTATGCGAGCAGCAATGTCTCCTGAAGAGGAGCGTCAGAGGCTTGCTCTGGAGCAGCGTTTGGCTGCACAGGGACGCTTGGGTGTTACTACGGGCATGTTTGGTGGGACACCAGAAGCACTTACGCTGGCTAAAGCACAGGAAGAAGCTAGAAATCAAGCGATGCTCAATGCAATGCAGTTTGCAGGACAAGAGCAGCAACGCTTGGCTGGCTTAGGTACGGGTATGTTGGCTGCTGGTTATATGCCACAGGCACAGGTGTTAGCTGGTATTCAACCCGGAATGACTGCTGCTGAACAACGTAGGCAAGCACTTTCTGAGCAGGCTGGAACATACGGACAGACCTATGCTGCTGGTTTGGAAGCACTGTTGACTGCTGCACAAGCAAAAGCTAACTTAGCTGGTGGTTTCGGAAGTAACATCGCTTCTGAAGCACTTGGCGGCTTGTTCGGATAAGAGGAGAATACAATGGCTACATTTTCACAAGGGTTCCTAGCAAACTTAGGTCGCCCACAAATGGCCGAAAGTTTGTTTGGCTTGGGTCGTACCATTGGTGGACTTCCCGGCCAAGCACAAGAGCGCAGAAAGCGGGAGCAGTTTAACCAGCTGATGCAACAGGCTCAAGGTGCACAAGGCGCTGGCGATTTTGTCAGCATGAAGCTTCTTTCTCAGCAATTGGCAGACGCTGGCTATACTAAAGAAGCAGGACAGCTTATGCAGTCTGCTGTAGAGCTGGAGAAAAAGAACAAGCAACAACAAGCTGTTTCAGGCTTATTTGAAGGAAGTCCAACAGAAGAAACTGTAATGGCTGGGGCAAAACAGTTACTAGCTACTGGTGATGTTGAAGGAGCTATGCGTCTTAGGGAAAAAGCCGTATCTTTAGGAGAAACAGAAAGAGCTAGACAAGCAGGTACAGCCGCTATCCAGCAAGAACTTCAAGGATACATGATGGACCCTAAAGCTTCTCCAGAAGTAAAACGGATGGCTAATCAAATATACCGTGGTTTTGTGGTTGGCCGTATGCAGCCTGAAGCTGTAGAACAACAACTGAAAAACTTAAGAACTCTTGCTCAGCCAAGAACTAGAGGAAGCATGGCTGCTCCTCAAATTGTTGAAGTTCAACGTAAAGATCCTAAAACCGGAGAAGTACAAAATATAAAAGTAGAAAGAAGATTCAATCCAGTAACCGGAGAACGTGAAGAAGAGTTACTGGGTTTTGTAATTCCTGAAGAAAAAGACGAAGTTAAAGAATCTACTACCTTACTTAAAATTGAAAACACTTTGACACAAGAAGTTAGAGAAATTTCCAGTAAAGCAAGAAGAGCAGAAGAACTAGCAATAGGTCTGGAAAAGTATGATCCTGTTGGCGGTGTGGCAGGATCACTTACAGAATACATAAAAGAGGTTAGTGGAGAACAAGATGCTATTTCTGCTTTAAGGACAGAGGCTAGTCGTTTAACAACCGGAGAAGCTGTAGCTAATCTACCTAAAGGTCCTGCTTCAGACAGAGATATTGCTTTGGTTTTAAAAGGCGTTCCTCCAGCTAATGCTAAGGCTGATTATTTAGCTCAATATGCAAGAGGCGTAGCTAAAATGCAACAAGCGGAAGCAGACTACAAAAGAGAACAGTTAAACTGGCTAAGCAAAAACAGAAGCTACAAAGGTTTTAATGCTTACATGACAAAAAAGAAAGTTGAAGAGCAGTTTGCTATTGTTCCTCCAGAAGCGTTACAAGAAATGGAAGCAAACCTAAACGATCCTGTGCATCGAAATTCTTTTATCAAAAATTTTGAGTTTGATTACGTCCAGTATAAAAAAGAACTAGAAGACGCTAAAAATATTTTAGAAGGTATTTAAAATGGCTGAAACAGATCCTTTTGCAAAATATATAATACAAAAAGAAACTTCTGAACAACAAGTTGCTGAAGAGTTTGATCCTTTTGCAAAATACGCTACTCCCGTAAAAGCTAATAAGATAGAAGAAGACATAGCAACAGGAGAATGGACAAATCTTGATAGTCTGTCTGGTGCTTTGATTTTTCTTGAAGGAGCTACTTTAGGCTGGTCTGATGAAGTAGGCATTGGTCTTGCATCTTTAGCCATGAGTGCAGGCTCTGACGAAACTCAAGAAGAAATCTATGATAGATTGAAGAAAGACTATGATTCAATGCAAGAAAGTTTTTCAGAAAGACACGGTGGAGTCGCCACAGGCTTGGAAATAGCAGGAGCTGTTGTCAGTCCTATTTCTAAAATAAAAGTAGCATCAGGTTTAACTGGTTTAGTTGCTAGAGGTGCTTCTGAAGGCGCTATTTATGGCGCAGGTAAAGCAGAAGACGTTGAGGCAATGAAAACAGAAGCTTTTAAAGGTGCTCTTGCAGGCGCAGTTGGAGCTTCTGTAGTAGGAGCAGGAGGTTGGTTACTTAAAAGAAAGATTCAAGCACCTCTGGACACAGAAAAGGGTTTTGTTCCGTTGACTTTAGCAGCCGACAAAACAAAAGGATCTTCTGAAGCACTTTTGCAGACTTTCTATCGTGATATTGTTGGTCCTTCTTGGGGAGGTAAAGGGTTAGTTAGAACACAAGAAGAAGCTGTTGTTGGTCCTTTGCTTGCTGCTCAAAAACAACGTCAAAAAGCACTTGTAGAGCTAAAAGATGTTTCTTCCAATGAAGCTAAAGAAGCTACAAAACAATTAAATGTTGCGTTAGAAAATCTTAGAGACTCTACAAAAGCGCAAAAAGAAGGAATAGAAGAAGCCGCCAAAGAAACCGCTGAAATTGTGAAAGGAGATTACTCGAGGTTTTTAGGCAAAGAAGGTGCGATAATAAACAGAGCAACAAAAAGAATACAGAACAGCATTGATGTAAACTCCGATGCTTTTCGTTTATCTGCTTTTATGTCTTCTCTGCCTGCAGGTACAAAAGTAAGGCAGGCTGAAAGCATTGTAGAGGCTCAAAACCCTAATATAGCAATGCTTCGTTTAGAGAACTTATGGGCAGAAGAAGGCTTTAAGTCTATTAAAGGAAGGTCATTTACTTTAAAGCCTGATGAGTTGTTACAAAAAGTTACTGAAAGAGTTTCTCAAAACCCGCAGCTTCAGCTTTTAGCTGTTAATAAGTCAGAGGTTGCTTCTTTAGTAAACAACAGCATGGAGTTATTAGCTGCAAAGAGAAACCCCAAAACAGGTAGAATATCTGGCGAAGATTTATCTGCCGTAAGAAGTGCTTTTGGCACTGCTGCTGCTTCTAAATCAGATGTTGGAGGCCAGTCTGTTTTAATGCAAAATCTGTACAGAGAAGTTCAGCAAGCAGTCGATGAGCAAATGAAATCACAGCTTTCTGCTAAAGGTTTAAAAGCTTTTGAACAAGATTTAGAAGCATGGGCGACTCATTCTGTTTTGAAAGACAGTGTACTAAAGGCATCCACTAAAACAGGAGTAAATGGTAAGTTTTCTCCGGATGACTGGATTGCTGCTATAAAAACCAACTCTCCAAGACAAGCTAGACAAGGAAGAGGTCCATTAAGAGCAGAAGCAGAAAACTTAGCGGCATTAAACAAGAAAAACGAACAGACTATTGTGGAAGCCGCCAACAAACTCTCTGAAAAAATGGTAACCAGAAGAGAAAGAGAACTAACGAGAATAAATAATAAAGCCAAAGCGGAAAGAACTTTTCTTGCCGAACAAGTTAAAAAACAAAGGGCTTTATTGAGAAACGATCCAGAAGTAGCTAACAAATTAGCTGAGAATACTCAAAAGATAAAAGCATTAGAAGAAGAGATAGCAACTTCCGGAGAAGAACTCGTTTCTATAGGCAAAGCCAGAACACCAGAAAACCCATCTTGGTTTCATAGCTTAGCTGCTACTGGAACTTTGGCTGGTGCAATGAGCGGCGCTGGTTTCGCAGTTGCTGGTCCGATAGGAGGTGGTTTATCTTTAGGCGCTGCTTTAAAAGCAGGACAGGTACTGTCTTCTCCAACTGTGCAAAGAACTTTAGCAGGTCAGGCTGCGCCTCAAGCAGCTGCTCAGCGGTTTGTTCAGACTCCAGTAGGCCAACAAGTGAGACAAGTTTCGCCGCTTTTGGGAGCAAGGTTTGGGGCTATGCTTACAACCCAGTAAAACAACAGGGGCCAATCAAGGCCCCCTTTAGTTTCACACTTCACACACTCCAGACACACACGCTAACTGCTGTGCACCTTCGGTCATGTCACTGGCCTCCACGATGTCCCACTCAATGTTGTCTGGGAACTCCTTAGCAAGCGTCTTGTAAGTCTCAAGATCCACAGGCTCATAGGGCGCTTGCTGGTACGTGTGTTCTGAGTAAGGCAAGAAACTGATGCCGCTCACCTTGTCGAACTTGTTGTACAGCCACTGTCCCACCTCAAGAAACTCATCGTCCCTGTAGTAGCACGTCATGGACGGCTTGTGTTCACACCAGTGGTCCTGATACATCTCCCATAGCTCAAGCTGCTCCATAGCACCCATGTCAGAAGCCACTACAGCGCCTTTGGGGGACTTTATGGGGAACGAGAATACCTTAGTACTGGGTGACATCACGTCGTCCTCTACAGGGACTCCTGAAGCCTCTAAGACAGAACACAGTGGATCTCGTGCGTCAGCTCTTACTCGTCGAATGTACTGATCTGAGTATCTAGGATGTATGCCTGATGCGCTATCAACCAGCTGAGACACAGTACCGGAAGGCTTAACAGCAGTAATGGCAGCGCTAACGCTAATGCCAAGCCGTTCAGCCCACTTACGGTTAGTCTTAATAGCTTCCTTCTTAAGCTCTTGTAGCCAGTACTTGAGTTCATCTTTGCTCTTCCTCCCCGACATCACTGGGTGATCCATGATGCCAGTCAGGGACACGCCAAGTAATGCCTCTTCTTTTGTGTTGTCACTCCAGATCTTACGCAGGTATCTGAAGTCGGTTAGTGTTGCTTGTAGAGTGCCAAGGATAGTTGCAGTTCGTACTTTCCGTCGGAGACTGTCGAGACTATCGGTTGCCCTGATGACAACTTCTGACAAGTTGCAGAACTGATACGGTCTGAGGATGATCTCTGAGCATGGGTTAGTGCCAAAGTCATACGTGGCGTCTCTACGTTCATTCTTTGCAGCCTGTCGTTGACTTGCGACACGGCTAAAGACACCTCGTTCACCTGATCTGGACTCATACAAGCTCTTCCACTCGTTCAGAAATGCTTCAAAGTCAGGTTTCTCTGTGTAGCAAGCAGAGTTGTTAGCCAAGCCACGCTGTGGATTATCTACCCACCACTGCCCTGATTTAGCTCTTCTTATTCTATCGTCAGTGAGGTTACTGAGACTGATGAGAGCACTTCTTCGGACTCCTCCAACGACGACGATCTGTGCAATCTTACAGCAGATATCGTGACATTCGATGGAACTAAGTTTTCGTCCAGCAGCTTGGCGAAAGACATCAATTGTGAATTGAAACAGGTCAACAAGAGGTTCTGGACCACTTGCTCTACCTCCGAAGGTTTTAAGTGTTGCCCCTGCAGGTCTAACTCCAGATACGTCCCACTTTGGAACTTGGCCACTAAAGAGCATTGCGATAAGCTCGCGGTATGCTTTTGCCCACCCAATCTTGCTGTCAGCGACGTGTACAACGGTATCTGTATCATGAAACTCCTCTGCGACTTCTGGTAGCTTTGTGATGTACTGACGTTCCACACTGAAGCCGACACCAGTGCCACACATCAAGACGTACATCATCTCGTCAAATGCTTTTGGGTGATCAATGGGCAAGTAGGAGCAGTTGAAGCCAGCTACATTGTCCCTGTCCAGAGCCTCACCTGCGGTCATCAAGGCTCTCATGCTGGGCATTACGTCCAGCTTGTAGATGTCGTCGTAGAGTCCTGTAGCTTCCTTACGTGTGATCTTGTCTTTGTTGACCCAGAAGTCTAGGTAACGGTTGACTGTCTCTAGCCATGTCTCCCTGCGCTGCTCCTCTGGTAAGTATCTTGCGTAGCGTGACTTGTGTACATATTGCTGGTAAAGATCCATACTAATACGCTCCTCTATGTTGTGTAGCAAGCTTAGTTTGTCGGACGCCATTGACTTGTCTGTATACTGTCATTGGCGAAACTCCTAACTGTTTTGCTATCTTTCTATAAGACGTGTTGTCTTCTCTTAGTTGCTTGATAACAGCGAGGTCTAACTTGATCTGTCGAGCATCGTAGTCTGGGTTGTGTAGCTGGTTAAGCTTAGGTGCTTTCTCTTTAATAAGAAGTTCCTCTAGCTCAAGAGCTTCTCCTTTAGACAGACCTCTTTCAACTACTGTTACCCAGTCACAAGGAAGCCTACCTTTTCCCATCTGCTCTTCTTTCCAGTTGTGACGTTCCTTAGTATCTCCTTGCATATGTCCGCAATGCCAAGCACGCCCCTTCTGTCCCATACCGACGTATACAACGTCGTCATCTTCTTTGTAAACATAAACATAATATGCGTCCATTAGATCTCGTAGTCTCCTCTTGTAATTAGTGTTAGTTTTAGCTGGTCCAGTAGGAAGTACAGCTGATGTGTGTCTAGGTTTGTAGAGATGACAACGTAGTCCTCTGACTTGACTATACAGAAGGCGTCCTCATAGCTGTCTAGATCCTCCACTGCAGAAATAGCCCCAAATACCGTTGATACTGGTAGTTTCTCATCCTTGTCTCCGAAGTGTCCTTCAATTACTTTCATTAGATTAGCTCCTGTATCAGTCTGTCTACGTACCAGCGACACTTCCTAAGATCCTCTACGGGTTTGTTCTTGTAGGTGTAGCGCCAAAGATACTTCACTGCGTTTCCCTTGAGATACCCTCTGAACTCTGTGTCGGACATGGAGGCTTTGATACCGTCGATGGCTTCGATGCCGCCCTTGTTGTAATGCTCTGGTCGCTCTACTGGGTCAGTTAGTACTTCTTTTGCTACAGCATTGACAACGCCTAGCTCCTTGATGTCCTTCTTCATCTGAGTCCACTCGTCTTCTTTAGCATTGTCAATACTCATCTTCGTCCTCCTCTTCATCCACTAGTTCCTCTTCAAACCTGTCCAAACGATTAATCAGTTTGTCTTCAAAGCGATCCATGAGTTCTTCCGATGATATCTCTAGTGCCTCTAACAAGTCGTCTGGGTCATAGACACGCAGTATTCTTTCCTTGATTTCATCCATTGTTAGAGACATCGCTAATTAACTCCTGAAGTGTATCTATAGTATACCACATAATTTCTTCTTTGTCACACCATTGTGCCATCGTCATGGTAGCTCCTTTCCTAATCTTCTTGTTGGGGTGCATCAGGACGAACACCAGCCTCTGGTTCTCAGGTAGACTGTCCCTGACACTCTTGTACTTCTTAGTGTCTCCGTCCCTGAAGAACCCTTTGCACTCCACCAGCGTCCCTGTAGCTTCATGTACGAAGTCCGGTTTGTAGTTCCTATGGATTGTGTAAGGTACTGTAAACGGCTCATACAGGAAGCCATGGAGATGCTGTGACACATCCTTTTCAAACTTACTACGGAAGTTCAATTTCTGGAACCTTCGGCTCATTTACTACCTCTACTAAATAACGTGGACCTGATGAATATGCGAAGCCTCTTACTTGAGGCCAACATTGCTTTTTGTAGGCACAGTATGAGCATCCGACGGCGAGTTTCTGGTTGCCACTCTTTCCATCTGCGATAGATTCGTAGCAGACTTCTGGCGGTGTCGGCTGCTCCACTAGCTTTTTTATGTGGTCAATCCGATCTTCAATGCTGTAGGAGATCAGGTCATACACAGGCGCTTGTGTGTCCTCTGAGTCATACATGAGGTACGTCAAGTGACCATTCTGCTTGTCCATAGCGAGCCAGCCAAACTTGGTTGCACCTTCTGCATGTGCGTATCCTTTGATCTGTGCTATGTATCCAAACGGATCATCATAAGCCAGTGACCCATCTTTGAACTTCCTGAAGCCATATGTGGACACTGACTTGACATCGGTAACGATACCGTCAATCTTACAATCCATGTGTCCCTTGATCCCGTTGACTTCACACACCTTCTGCTCGTCAGTCACCTCGTGTCCAGCTGCACGAGTAAGGAAGAGCAGTAGTTCTTCAATGAGATGCCCATAGAGGAACTTCACGTAAGTGTGTGGCGGTATTACTTCACTAGGCTCCACTTCGTTAAAGAGGTTCCACAGGTAGCGATCTTCGCGCCCTATGTTGGACATACGGAGTGTCCTGTTGTCCCGCTTCTTCTGTTCACCGAACTCCTGACGCATCAGGTCCTTGACGTTCTCGCCAAACTGCTCTATAGCAGCGTCGATGTCCACTCCTTCTTCTACCTCTTTGGTTGACACTACTTTGTAGATGTCGTCCACTAGGTTGTATATGTTTTTCATTTGTACTCTTCCGTTATGTTGGAGACAACTTCCGTTGCCTGTTCCGGTGTGCACTTGAACCACTCACCTCTACGCTCGTAAGTCTTCTCTAGTTCAGCATGTGCTGCTGCTTCTGCACTCCTCCGGTTACTTACGTCCCAGAAGCTGTGCAAGTGGTAGTCCCTGAATGGTGAGGAAGTTTGGTAGCCATTCAAGCGGTCCTCTGAGTCAATAGCCATCCCGACTTTAACCCAGCCATCAAAGTTTGGATTAGTAATGATGTACACCTGTCCCTCCACACTTGTTTCGTACTTAGCTAGACTACTGAACGCTGCGTCTTCAAACGTCTTGTAGCGTCCGGGTTTATGTAATGGGTGTTTTTTGGATATGTACTTACCATTAACATACATTGCTTGGTTAAATCTTTTTCTTAAGGTTGATGCCCTTTCTCTAGTGTGATTTCCACTAGAAATACTGGTTCCTGTTTCGGGATAATAGTACCACCATTCACCATCAACAAATTTGTATCTCTCTAGGTTTTTTGCGTAAGCTGCCATTGGGTTTTTAGGTATTTGTTGCGTCATCAGTGTGTCTCCGCCCATGTTGTTCCAACTTTGTACTCTCCGTCAAGGGGGCATCTGAGGTCAAACTCCAAACCCGCCGCCTTGAGGCACTCAACTGCAAGCCAGCCGTACTTCTCTGCTTGTGCTTCTGCAACCTCTGCTTGAACCTCGTCATGTATGTTCCCTATGAACTTGTAGTCAATCTTCCATTGCTTAGCGTAGTCATCAAGAATCACCAGTGCCTTCTTCATCACGATAGCACCAGCTGCTTGTAACAACGTGTTCAGTGCAGCATGTTCGGATCTGACGTGAAGCCTCCTTCCGTCAAGTCCTGTAAGATAGCCTCTCCCAGCAGCTCTGCTAACTCGTTCTCGTAGACTTTCAAGAGCAGGTGTATTTCGTAGAAATCTCTGCTTAAGCTTTGCGCCATCAGATGCGCTTC